TTAAACAGAAAGGGGGCAGAAGGCCACGGCGACGTTAAAAGCGGTTTTTAAATTGTATGATGATTATTCAGTTGTTATCGATAAAATATCCAGAGGTACGGATAAGGCAACAGAAAAAATGCTAAAGGCAAGCGGTCAGGCAGATAAATTTAATAAATCGATGGAAGCCACAGGCGCAAGTGCAAAAAAAGCGGGCTCTGGTATTGACAGAATGGTTAAATCATTAATTAGTCTTGCAGTAATAAAAAAGGGTATAGATATTACAGATGAATTCACAAATACTGCTGCAAGATTAGACTTAATTAATGATGGACTGCAGACGCAGGCAGAGCTTCAGGACAAAATATTCGCAGCAGCTGATCGGGCAAGAGGGTCGTATTCAGATATGGCAGATGCAGTGGCTAAAATGGGATTATTGGCTGGAGATGCTTTTGGCTCTAACGATGAATTAATTGCTTTTACTGAGCTGATGCAGAAATCTTTTAAAATTGGTGGCGCCGATACTGCCATGCAACAGGGAGCAATGAGGCAGTTAACCCAAGCTATGGCATCTGGGAGGTTGCAAGGTGATGAACTTGTATCCATAATGGAGAATGCTCCGATGATGTATGAAGCGATTGCAAAATATACAGGAAAGTCCAAAGGTGAATTGAAAGAGATGGGCAGTGATGGCGCGATTACAGCAGATATTATCAAGAATGCTATGTTCATGGCTGCGGATGATATTAATGCAAAATTTGAAACAATGCCTATGACTTTCGGAGACGCATGGAACAAAATACGAAATTCGCTCCTACAGGATTTTGAACCCATAATTAAAACATTCGCCAAGGGTGCGCAGTTTATAGGCGATAACTGGGACAACATTGCGCCAGTCTTTTATGGAGCCGCCGCGGGCATGACGGCATTTGCAGTTGCAACTATGATAGCGGATATAGCAAGTAAAGGCCTAATAGCTACATTGTTAGCAAATCCTTTGTTCGGGATTGCCGTAGGTATAGGGCTTATAGTGATGGGGGTTGTTGGATTGATTAAAGCAGTAGGGGGGTTGGAAATAGCGTGGTTGATTACAAGAGATAAGACCCTTACAGTTTTGGATCAAATGGGATTAGGGATATTGACATTTGTTATAGCCACAAGTAATCATTTTGGTCAGTTAAAAGTAGATATATTGCTTAAATTACAAGATTTAGCCAATAGTGGAACTGATATAATAAATGACTTTATAAATAATATAAATAAATTGTCCGGAGTAGCTTTTGATACGATAGATCATTTAACATTCGGGACGACAGCACAGGTAGAGTTTGAAGCAAAGAAAACTGCAAATCTGAATGCTTTAGAAAATGCAAAATTTGACGCGGAAATGAACGCTATAACAAGAAGAGTTCAGATCGATGTTGCGAAGCAAAAAGCTATTGATAGAACAGCAGACATTAATGCAGGATTTGATTTTAGTGATTTTGGTAATACTCCGGTATCGGTAGTAGGCGCCGGTAAGAACGGAGCGGTAAAAGTTGATATGGCAGACGAAGATTTAAAATATCTTCGTGATATCGCCGAGAGAGATTATGTAAATAAATTCAGCACCGCAACGTTGGCGCCTAATGTCGCGTTCCATATAAGTGACATCAAAGAAACGGCAGATGTGAACAAAATAAAAGGTGTGCTTGAAAGAATGATGCGTGAGGAAATTGCAGTAGCAGCAGAGGGGGCGTATTAATGAGTTATGCGGTGTATTTTGCTTATAACGGTATAACTTACATGTTACCGGTTAATCCGGAGCAGATAGAAACCTCTTCCGTACAAGCAAACGACAAATATGAAATATTAAAATTAGGACAGATAGTTGTGCCGTCGCATATGGAACTCGCCGAGTATAGTTTTGAGGCAGAATTTCCGCACAGCGTCAGGCATTATGTTGAGACTTCCGGAGGCTTTCAAGGAGCCGATTTTTATTTAAAGCTCTTTGAAGAGTGGAGAAATGCGTTAAAGCCTGTGCAATTCATGGCAAGTAACGAAATAGGCGAAGATATAAATTCTCTTGTACTGATTGAGGAACTTACCACAGTAGAGAAAGCCGGAGAGGAAGGGGACAAATATGCTTCTTTTAAACTGGTTGAATACAGAGAATTTAGTAAAAGGCCTAACATTACGCAAAGCGGTGTAATTGTAAATACGTTGGCTGCCACACAGCCAGAAGTGAATCCTAAAAGCTCTGGCAGCCACACAGTTGTAAGCGGCGACAGTCTATGGGCTATTGCAAAAAAATATTACGGAGATGGAAATCAATATCCTAAAATTTTTAATGCCAACAAGGATAAAATCAAAAATCCATCTCTGATTTACCCAGGACAAAAGTTGGTGATACCTGCATGAGTATGGAATTTTTAGTTGAAGTAGAAAAACAAGTGTATGAAATCAGCGAGCTTATAAAAGAGGTGTCGTATACGGATAAGCTTAATGACGGATGCGGCAAACTTGAGTTTTCGTATGTTGATGATAGCCTAAAGATACAAAACGGAAGCATTATAAGTTTCAGGTATGATAATGTTGGGATTTTTTACGGAGTCGTATTTAAGCATGGCCAGAACAAGAAAAAAGAAATAACTGTAACGGCCTACGACCAGCTCAGGTATTGCAAGGCTAAAGATACTATCAGAATAGAGAATAATACAGCTGCTAATTTAGTAAGGAAAATGTGCAACTATTTTGGGTTGAAAACAGGAGTATTGACAAATCCTGCCTATGTATTGCCTACCAGTATTCAAGACAATAAAACATGGCTTGACATAATCTACGGGGCAATAGACGATACATTGACAAGTTCAGGTGATTGGTATGCCTTGAGGGATGAGTTTGGGGCGGTGGCTTTAAGAAGCCTTGAAGAATTAACACTTGACTTGGTGCTTGGTGATGGAAGCCTTTGTTATGATTATGAGTATGAAAAATCTATTGATGATGATTTTTACAATCAAATAAAATTGGTGAGTGGAAACGAAAAAACAGGAAAGGTAGATGTGTATATGCCTTATGATAACGCATCGATTGAAAAATACGGCTTGTTACAATATTATGAGGTTCTTGACAAGAATTATAATCCGTCGCAAGCAAAATCTAAGGCTGATAAGCTGTTGAGTTTATATAATCAGGAAGTTGAAACGCTTACATTAAACTGTTTAGGAGACATAAGGGTAAGAGCCGGAAGCAGTTTTTACGGCAGCATTGAGGATATAGAACTAAATAAAAGGCTTTTTGTCCGATCTGTTACGCATGATTTTCTGCCGGTTCACACAATGACTGTGGAGGTTGCAATATGATAAATG